CTTACTGAATTTCTTCAAAAATTTTACTGCTTCATCAACATCATTTGTTTTAGATGCTTCTTCGGCTTTTAAAATTTGTTTTTTAGTATTAGTTACTTTTCTTTTAAGATTAGCAACTTCCTTTTTGTTAACTTTTTTCTTCTTCTCAAGTTTCTCTACTTCTTTTTCAAGTCCCTTGACTTCTTCATTTTTTACTTTGATTGCTTTATCTAATTTTTTGACTTCTTCTTTTTTCTTTCCGCCAAAAAATAGATTCATTATGAATTCAATGATTCCCATTTTCATCTCCTTGTGGTGGTTCTATTCCTGCACTCTTTAAGAGTTCCTCAAATGAGTAACCTGATTTGTTACTCAAATCTTGATATTCTAAATCCATTAACTTATGTATTACCTTTGTATATAATCGTACTAAATGTTCTGTTTCTTTACCACCGATTCTATTATTATAATCAACAGCAATCTCACCCAATCGAGATGTTAATGCCATCAACTCAATCACTACCTCTTCAGGCAGTATCAAGTTCTTTTGCTTCTTCATCTATGGCCTCTTCTAATTTGGTTATGTAATCTTTTGCCTCATCAACAATTTTGTTAAATTCAGTTTCACCCATTTCCCACTTTTCTTTTTCAAGTTCGGGTGTTAATGCACCAACA